TGCTTTTAATCTTGCAGCTTTTTGTGCATCTAATTTTTTTTGTTCTGCTTGTATTTCAGCTTCTATTCTATCGGCATCTATTTTATCTTGTTCTTCTTGTTTTTTCTTTTGAGAATCTTCAAATTCTTTATTCATTTCGGCTTGTCGCCTTACTACTTCTTTTTCAAATTCAATTCTCCATTTAGCATTTTCTTCAGCTACTTTTTTTGCATTTTCTGCTCTTTCCTTTGCCTTATCTGCTGCTGCTTTATTTGTATCTGTTTCTAATTTAGTGCTTTCAATTTGTAAGTTTCTTTGAATAGATAGCCTTTCATCAGCTAAGTCTTTCATCAACTTTAAAGTTTCTGAATTAGCTTTTTGTAATTCTATATATTCATCTCCACTTGTATTTTTCATTAATACAAGTCTATCTTTAAATAATTTGTTTGCTGTTTTTATCTCTTCATCTATTCTCTTTATTCTTTGTTTGCTTAACTCTTCATTTAATGCTGCTAATTCCTGTGCGCTTTTACCTTGTGCGGCTGCTAAATTCTTTCTAAAGTCAGCTTCTTTCTGCATTGCCTTATCGGCTTCCTGCATTAACTGTAATTCTTTTTCTCTATTCTTAATAACCTCTTTTTGCGCTTCATCTTCATCACCCATTGCATTTACTACTAATGCAATAACACCAACTAAAGCTGTTAATCCCATTATTAACCACGCTATTGGGTTATCTTTCATAACAGCATTGTAAATTCTTTGAGCAACAGTTGCAGCCTGTGTTCCTAATGTTGTTGATTTAAGCATAGCACCAACAACCCTTAAACTATCGCCCATTCCTGCAAGTCCTTGAACTCCTTGCGCTAAAGCCATTGCCGCCTGAACTTTTGCAAGTGATTTATCTAAGGCTTCATTTTCTTGACCAAAGAGTTGCGCTGCTCCTTGGGCTGCTGCGAATCCTGATGCAACTCCTGCTCCTAAATTTGCAATTGCTTGAAATTTAGCTTCAGGTTTTAGCATATCAATAGATTCATTTAAATCATCAACACGCTCTTTTATTTTTGCAGCTTCTTTTTGTAATTTTCTAAACTCCTCTGTGTTTTGCTTTCCAGCTCCTGCCATTTCAAATAAGGCATCTTCAACTTCATTGAATTGCTGTCTAAGGTCTTTTACAGATTCACCACTTACATTGGTTTGTATTTCTATGTCTATTGTAGTCTTTGCCATTATCTTTTAAGTACCAATTATGAATAAACTCGTATTTCTATTGCTGTATTATCTAACAAATCATTTGCATTAGGAATGAATGGAGTATCACTTGTTATGTCTTTTGTATTTATGTATAATTCACTTGCAGAACTTTGAATAACAGCAATAATAGCATCACTCCTTGTTGGTGTTGATAAAACTATTGTTTTGCCTACTGTAAACTCTCCATTTGAAATTAATTTATAAAGTCCTGTTGAATCATAACTTGTTGTTATTCCTGAACTCATTGTAGTTTCTAACTCTACTACTGTAGGTGCTGTAACTCCTGACTGACTAAGTAAAGCAACATATTTTTTATAAGATACATTGTTTAAAGTCTTAATTCCATTGTTATAAGTTACATTGGATTCTGTTACTGTTATTCCTGAACTATTTGTTACACTTATATTTGAAACACCGCCTAAAACATTAACTCCGCTCGAACTTGTTATGCTTACATTCTTTGAGCCTATGCCAATAAAATTATTATTGCCTGTTACAATAATCCCATCACCACTTTGAATTACATTATTTCTACCACTTACAATTGCACCTTCAGGATAAAAATTATTATTGTATCCGCCTGTTATTCTACCAGTTGGTGCTATAATATTTCCATTGTCTTCTATACCGCCTTTATTATCAAATCCATCATCATCAATGTAAGTAGGTAAAGTCTTTAATTTAATAAACTCACATTTTGTAGGTTGATTATTTATTCTATCGTAGTCTATTATCTTATTTAGTCTCCAATATTCATTCTCAAAAAAGAATGTATCTCTAAAATCTAAACTTTGAATATCAAATTCATTAATTAAAAAATAACCTGTAAATAGTTTACTATCCTTATCTGCTATTTGTTCAATATAATCTTTCCAATATTTATTGTAAAGGTTATTTGCTGTATAACGTGAAGGTGTATAATAAACTTGTCTAGGTATTCCAAAGTTTAAATCTAATGTTGGTTCTTGAACATCATCTAAATGTCCTGCGTATGGATAATCGTTTCTAACAGTTGTACCACTTGTTGCAATATGAGACCATGGATAACTTGTTTGTTTTAAACCACCATAATATAATATTCTCATATTAGATCCTGTAGGTTTTATTTGCCCATTATTGTCAACTGTATAAATTTTAGATAACACCCTATCATGTCCAATTGTATCTACTAATGGAGTAGGACTGAAAATTAATTCTGTTTTAACCTCACCTTTTAAAAAGTCATTTTGAATATCATAACGTTTCTCTCCATAAATTTCACCGTATTTTGACTTGTATTGATTATTAAAGAAATCAGTATCTTCTTTGTAAGTAAATAGGTAAGTTTTATTGTTTAACTCACCCATCGGGATAATCTTTGTTTCTTTTGAGTAATCTAATTTTTCCGACCAGTCACGTGTAACTCCACTTGAATAAAATGTCGGTCTTGGTTCAATATAAAGTTTGTTAGGATTGAATTTATCAACCTCAACAAATAGATTAAACATTTTAACTATTGAATTGAAGAAATCACTTTGTTTTACATTGTCAGGTAAATTGTAATTTAAATCTACTTCATCATATTCTTGAATGTTATTATCAGCAGGAAAAGCAGTTGCGTAACTTTCATTTAATATATTAACCTCACAATATGAGTTAACCCCTACTGGCTCAAAGTTAGTTCCAACTCTATATAATGAAGCTGGGTATCTTTGACCTCCTACACCTCCTAAATAAATAACTTGAACAATATCATTTTCTCCTAAATAAACAGTATTTGATAATTCGCCATCAAATGTATCAGTTGTTGTGCCACTTGTAACAGTTAAATTATTTGATGCTGTTACCATGAAGCTATTATCAATATCTGAAATTGATGGATAAGGTTTCATCCTAACAGGAATATTAGCTATAAAGTCACCTGATGGAAAACCATTTCTTGGATTTTTTCTTATAACTATATTTCCAATATCAACATAATCTCCCGATAAAGTTACAGATGCTGCGGTTGGGAAATGCTTTACATTTATTTTTAAATATGTTTTAAATGTATAATTTCCCGAACGAGGGACTACAAAAGTATTAAGATTAGTACTTCCGTAATAATCATACCAATGATTACCTGCATCAAAATTTGGAGGAGTTGTGTCATTAGGATAATTTATAACTCTATTATAAACTCCTGTAATTCCTGATGCATCTGTAAAAGGCTGATTGTTTAAAACAAAAGTTTGAGTATCTGTTCTACTTGCTCTAAAACTTCTATCCCTTACTTGAGTTGTATTTAGCTTTAAATCACTTTTGCCATTGTAAGGCATGATTAATCTTTTAAATAAATCACTATTAAAGAAATTTGATTCATAAGTAAATCCTGCTTCACTAAACATTTTATCAATAATTGTCTTAATGTAAATAGCAGGATACATGTGTTGTACTCTAAATTCACTATTAATTGAATTACCATAGTCAATCATTGGGTAAACATATCCATTGCCAATTGGTCGATACCAACTTAAATACTGTTCATTTAACGTGTAAGGGTGGTTAAATTCAGTTAAATCAATATTTCTTAAATACTTATTAGTAAAAAATTGATATACATTCTGCAACTCACCAAAAAACGCTACCTCATATTCAATCTCGTATTTATCAGTTACATTAACATTTAACAATTGGCAAATGCCTTTGAACTGTGTAGCTTCATTGTAAGTTATTTCTGCTATTGCTTTTAAGTTCGGGTTAAAATTCGGAGTAAAGTTAGTAGTGCCTGTACTATTAATGACTGCATTAACATTCCATATATTTGAAAACAATTCATTGTTAAAAGTAGAGCCTGGTAGTATAACAGTCTTGCTCCATGTAGTGCTGCGTTTTTCAGGTTCTCTAATATCAGCAATGTTAAAGTTAAGAGGTATCGAAACATCTTCTTTTAAATCTATCTGCTCGTTATTAATATAAATTTTAGTTAAAATCATCGTCTTTGTCTTTTTCTGTTTTGTGAGTAAGTAAATGAAACCACTAAATTAAATAGCTGCTGACTAGCTTCGTATTTTGTTTGATAACTGCTATCTGTAATGTTTACAGAAACTAAATTGCTGCCATCGTAAATATAAACATCAGGGCTTGTTACTAATTGCTCTAACCAAATACTTTCGGCTTCTGTAATCCAATCACTGTTGATTGTAATCGTATCGTCTAATATTGTTTCGTATTGGCTTAATCCTCTGCTTGTTGTTGAGTAGCTATAATTAGTTCCACTCCATTGATTTGGATTGCTTTTGTAAGTGTTTCTTTTAATATTAGTGTTCTTAGTCATTGCACCGGTGAAAGTGTAATAATCATACTTACCATAGTTATTCATAAACTTAAAACGGATAGGTGTGTACTTTGAGCAAATATCTTCGCCAGGATAAATCCTTATTGTTTCACTTACTATCGTTCCTGCGCTGTTTTTAATTCTTACTTCGTAATATTCCCAGTTAGTAACAAATATCGGTGTTGTGCCAAATGATAAATCTGCATTGACTAAGCTAGTTAACCAGTCATAATCTACTCTTACATTAATTGAGCGGTCTTGCCTATTGCTTAAAGCTGTGAAAGGATTTTGAACTCTTACTGTGTTAAATACTGTACCTTCGTCATAATAGCTTATAACTTCTAAATTGTAGGCTTCGTTTGCAGCATCAGTCATAAAACCTAAAATAAGTTTTTCGCCTGTTCTTGATACAAATGTTGGCCTATCTGTTAGAAATTGACTTGAAGTATTTTGCAAAACATAAGTGTTAGTTTGGAAATCTAAAAAGTCTAACGGACTGAACACCCCGTTAAAACAATAACCTGAACTTGTTGTTAAGTTAGGGTAGTTAGTTATTCCACTACTTGCTCCATATTGCTCACCAAATTGAACTATATAAGATGCTATCGAGTTTACACATTGCTTAAATGTAGTTGTGTTATCTTCAAAGTCTCTAGTTAAAAAATTTTGAATGATACCTGCAACATCAAATGTTCCATAGTTGTTATTTGGATTTCTGCCTACTTCTAATCTAGTGTAATCACTTGAACCATTTACATAAATATCTGCTATGTAACGAAAATTAGATTGAGCAACGTTTGTTGAACTCAAAGTAAAAATCATTTGATTGTAAACGGGTGCGTAGCTGTTAGGTGTATTGTATATTGTTAGTGCCATTATTCAAATTCTTGTGTTATGTCTTTTTCTAATTGTGGTATCTCTTCAGTTAAGAATGGTTTACCTTTATATCCAAATCTTTTAATAGTTCCTTTTTTAAGTATGTTTGTTGCTATTGCGTAGGATAAAGACCTTTGACCTTTCTTGTCTCCTGCTATGCTTTGTAATTCAGGTTTATAACTTATCCATTCTAAAATCTTAGGCTGCAGCTTTTTTCTATTTTCTTTTGAATATCCTTTTGCTGGTGTTCCTTTTTCTAAATCTTCCCAATAATCTTCGAGCTGAATGGTTACAGTTACACCGTTTTGATTTTGTTTAATTGGTAATGCCTTTAATGATTGAGATAAATTTTCTGAAGCATTAAACTTGTATTTCTCTAAATTATCTTTAACTCTTTTTAAAAAGTCATTTACTTTTTGAGAATAAATATCCTGCTCACCTGTAAGTTTATCTTCTAAGTTATTTAGAAAATTATCTAACTCACTAAATTGCTGTTGGTTTATTTTTGCCATTTATTCCTATCTTTTATGTAACTCAAATAATTTAAAAAAGCAACTACATTCATATTTAAGTAAAAGTCCCATTTACTTCTATCTTTACCACTTAAGCTATCCAATGTAACATACCAACTCCAATAATCTAAGTGTTTTTGTTCTTCAGTTCGTTCAATTCGCTCTCCATTGTCATCCTCGCTTCGCTCATTTGTTTTACCAAATAATCCTCTATATGAGGATACAAACCTTCTATAACTTTGCAAAAAAAAACACATAAAGGATAAACTATGCCTACATTTATGCTCTTAATATGTTCGACTTTTTCTTCATAATCCATTTCGACCTCTTTTAACTTAAACCATTTAAGTTTATAAGGCTTAACAAACATTGCAACTAATTCAGGTAAGTTACCAATAATACTTTCTTCGCTTTCTGTTAGTTTGCTTAAACTTATAAAATCACCTGCGCTTAGTTTAGTGATGTCATAATTTACTACCCATCTATAACCATTGTGCTTAAACATCTCAACTGAATTAGGAAACTCCATTTTAAAAATAAAGTTTACATTCTTAATCAGTTCTTTTAGTTGGTCGATTCTTATTTTCTCAACTTCA